CATGTCCTTTCTCACCTGCTGCTCTTCTAAGATGTGAAACAAGTATCATACCTACTCCTGTTTCTTCTACTAAAGATCTAAGACGATTCATTAAGCTATCAATTCCTCGCCTCTCATCTCCTTCTGTCATTACATTTACTAACATATGTAAGTGATCAACTACTACCCATTCACATTGACATCCAACTATTATGTAGCGTAGCTTAGAAAATATTTCATCTATGTTTGTTGCTCCAAGATGTGCGTGTATAAATACTCTACCATCTTCTATTACATTGTCAAACATTTGTTCTAGTTCTTCATTAGAATACTTAGCTCTTTTTTCTGATAAATAAATTCTATCATTAGCTTCAATAGATACTATTCCGTCTGCAGTTCTAAGCCAGTTCTCTTCTAGAGCTACAATGCCTACGTTGTCTGTAGTGTTTTTGATGAGCCAATGTTCTAGTTCTCTAGTGACGCTTGACTTACCTAAACCAGTACCGCCAGTAAGAGTAACTAACTCTCCTTTGCGCATACCATATAGTTTTTTATTCAAGCCTTCCCATGGATAAGGAATACTTTCTTTATCTTCACGCTGTAACCAATCATTCTTTTTGCTAGATAACTCTAGGATACCTGATGGTGTGTATGTTTTAGCCTCCCACCAGGCTTTGGTAAACTCTTCAAACTTACCTTGCTTGAGCATATCATTAGCATCTTTAAAGCCTATAGGAAAAGACATGATCTTTGTTTTGTTTGGTTTTAGTATTCGGGCTACTTGTCTTGCTGCCTTTTGTCCTGCATCATCATTATCAAATGCAAGTACAACATTCTCATAAGCTTCTACAAACTCTATGCTTTCTCTTATATCTTTTACAGCAGAGGCGCATCCTCTTTTAAGAGATACTACTGCCCACTTACCGCCAAACATTTGATGTACGGCCATAGCATCGCACTCGCCTTCGGTAATAGTTAAGTACTTACCGCCTGTGTTTCGATACAGTTGTTCTCCAAATAATCCTGTGCCTTCAAAGTTACCACCAGAATAAAACTTCTTCGTATCTACTTCTCTTGTTTTAGTAGCAGATACCTCGTTATTATTATAGTAAGGGTATACATGTTTGTTAGGGCTAGATAAAACCCCAAATGCTTTAGCTGTTTTAAGACTAATCTTTCTATCTTCGAGAGCGTTGTAAGATCCTTTATACGAATGTAAAAAAGAATTTCTATCTGTAGGTAAGGTGCTTACTGGAGGTACAGGATTTCCAAATAATTTAGGAGGAGTTCTTTTGTTACATCCAAAACAAAAGGTGTGTCCATCGTCATATAAACTGTTGTTATCTTTACTACCGCAAGAGTCGCATGGTATGTGTTTTATAAATTTGCTTTCTGATCTTGTATTCATTCTTGTTCCCCAATATTTTAAGAAAGTCTAGACACCCCATAACAACAAGAGTCTAAGGAGTACAGCTATGGAGTGTCTAGTATTAACGGTTTATTTGTTTGCTTTCACTTCTTCTTCGTTAGCTTCCTCCTTTTTGTTTTCAACTGTTTTATCTTTTTGATAATCTAGAATAAGCTCATTACGATAAGCAGACATAAGTATATCTTTTTCTTGTACTTGCTGCGCTAAAATATTTCTATCGTTTTGTAAACTTTGTAATCTAACAACAAGATGTTTAGCATTTTCTGATAATTCATCAGCGTTTATTTTTACACCTTCAATAGTAATTGAGGCTTGGTTTTCTTCTGTCATTAGAAATCACCTTCATCATACATACCAGATCCATCTGGCTCGATGTATTCTTTAAGTTCTAATAGCTGTATAGCTTTTAAGTCTCTTCCTTTTCCAGACTTACCGCTATACTCCCAAGAGTACTCGCCATACTGTACTTTAACAAGAGATCCATTACCAATTTTAGGTAACGTATCTACACGTTGACGTTCCTCGTTAATAAGAACAGGTCGTGCATTTTGCCCTCCACCTTTCTTATCTACGTTTCTTTTAAAGTTTACAAATCTTCCGTAATCTTTTTCTTTTACAGGATGCCCACGCTGTTCAAAGTCATCTAGAGTTTCATCATCTAATACAAGATTAACTTCCCACTTGTGGTCGAAAGTAGTATTAGGTGTTGTTACACTTGCGTAATAGGCGCGACCTGTAACTTCGCCAACACCACTTGCAGGATTAAAAGTATTTTCTGCCATTTTTTTTACCTCGTTTATGTTACATTTAAATTGAAAGACATTTCACAATTAGATTGTAATACATCTTTAGGTACAAATTTTAACTTAGATACATAAGAATGTACAGCATTTTCTAATCTAGTTGGAGCATTATTTGAATTGACATTAAAGACTTCTGCTGTTCCTTCTTTGTTTACATTAAATAAAACAAGAAGATTGTATGCACCTCTGCGTCTAGTTTTATCTACTGCTTTCTGTATAACTTTAGTTTTATTTTGTGAGCCTGACTTTAATTCAAAAGCACAACTCTCTTCTCTGTAGGATTCTATAGTAGTTGAGTTGCCTCTAATAGTATCTAAAGATTCTGGAGCTACTACTGGTTCTTCTATTATCTCTTGTGGTTCTTGTAGAAGTTCTATTTCTTGTAAGACATAGTTTAATTTATCTTCTAGTATTTGATTGTTAGAATTATTTTTATTTACCATGTCGTTCAATTGTTCCATATCTACGTTCAACTTTGAGATAAACTCTTCAATACTTTTTCGAGACATCTTAACTTCATATTCAAAAAAGCGTTTGTTATCTTCAATAGATATGTAAGCGTTCCGTAGTTCGTTACTCGAGATTGCTTCTGATGTTCTAACTCTAATTTCCTGTATGGATTTTTCAATGTCGCTCAACATTGCATTAGAATAACGGATAGCTGTTTCGTTACTATCAAGTCTATTTAGAATTTGATTGCTAAAAAGATTTGCTCCAAACCCTACAATTATAAGTGTTACCATTACTGACAAAAAATGATTTTTCATATTACCTCCTTTGTTAAATGTTCCAGTTTAACTTCCCTTTATTTTTTACTCTCCAATCTTCATAGTGCTGACTTAGTTCAGCAAAAGAAGTTATATGAGGATACTTTTTTAAGTATTTCATAATCCATTTGGGAGTCATAAAAGATAAATACATAGTTCGATTAGCCATATAATAATCCTGTGTAGGTGCTAATTGATCTATGTTATCTATAGAGACCTGTGCTGCCTCTTCTTCGTTTAACAGAGTCTTTAGCCATTCTACTTGTAGTGGCTTTATTCTCTTTCTTAATGCTTTAATTTTTTTTGCGTTCAATTATATTCTCCAGATCTCTATAGGGATTTTAAAGAAGTAATAGAGGGATGTCAAATCCCCCATATTACAATTCCTAAAACCAAGACTAACCAAATACATAAAGGTAAAGCTTTTATTAGATTGTCTTTATCTCTCATAGATATACACATCATATCTAACTGCGTCTTCGAGTCTACATTCGCGCCAGTTTATATGCCCATTAGAGCTTGTGTACTTGTGTAGATTAGGATTACTTTCTCCAAATCTTCCATGCAGTTTTACATAAAGTTTCTTGCTAAGATATTTATTAATAAACTTAACAGCGTTCCTAACTCCTTCAAGTTTATATTCTTGTAATGTATCTCCTTTATGAACAGTCATTACATATCTATTGGTTCTTTTCTTTTTCATTGTCGTTTCCTCTAGTAGTTAAAATTCTTTTGAGTTCACAAGAGCTACAATAATATATCCAACCATCAAGCGTTCCATGTTTTATTGTTGCTACTTTTGAACAGTTATAACATTTCATTTTTTTAAAGCTCTGGCCATGCTATCCCAACCTTCGATATCTTTTTTCAATTCCTGGAATAGTGGCTCTCTCAAGTCTTTAAGTAACTCCATAGCGTTCTCAAGTTCTGCTATTGGCATTTCGTTTACATCATTCTCAATAGCCCATAGCGTTCCTTTAATTGCTCCATAGATGTAGTCTATCTTTTCTATTTCATTCATCAGTCACCTCCGTTCAATCAAGTAATACCATATACGCATCTGGCTCATGTGTAATAAACCAATCTAAACCTTTGCGCATTGTATCGTAATCATTAAAATCCTTTCTCTCTTTTTTACTTCTCCC